GGTGCAGAGAATTTCTATATCTTTGGGCGTAATAAGTTTGACAGACGCAGTACCGTGGGTGCTGAGAATTATATTAACATCGTTCAATATAGTTATGACGACCCGATACACGCCGACGCCGAAATCAATGAACGATTGGAATATATGTTGAAGTGGAACACTGTGGTGTTGTGTGAACAGGGCGGCGATGAAATTGGATCACGAAAAATGGCGTTGAAATATTCGGAAGAAATAATAAATCCGTTGTTCGTATTCGGTTCAGAGAGTCATGGTATTCCTCCGCTAATAACTACTAATGAACACTTTTATAAAGTGAGTATTCCTCAACGTGGAGTCCTTCGTTCGTTTAACGTGAGTGCTGCCATGAATATCATTGTGTGGGATTACATCAAGGAGATGCATCTATGATTACCGCTATCAAATTCTGGATTGCAAAAGTCCTGGCTGACATGATTATGTTCGTGGCAATTTTTGGTGTGCTTTTTCTATTTTATGCTATTATGATGGCGTGGGTTAAATGGGACGTTTATCGGATACGGAAAACTTTGAAGAAACTATGAAATTGACAAAACTTAAAGAAGCGGGTGTACTATTTTTAATTCAGCTCTTGAATTATTCCATATGGTGTATTAACTTTCGTGCAGTTGCCGATACACATTATCATACCGCAGCAGCCAGTGATTTTATGCTCGCGTCTATACAATTTTTTGTGATTCGAAAAATTGCTCAGGGTCAAGATAAGTGGCATCAATGGTTAGGATATGCCTTGGGTAGTGTGGGTGGTAGTTACTTAGGTATTTGGATTTCTGCAACATTCTTTAATGGTTAATATGAACTTGACAAAGGACGAACTACTTGTTATGTTAAAGAAGGCCTATTTACGAGGCATTTGGGAACATACAAACCAAAAAGTAATATCGCGTATTAATATGAAGGATCCACACCGGATGTTAAATATTCCGGATTCTGTTGTTGAAGATTTAATTGAGGAGAAATAATTATGGCTAAGGCAGCATCACCGAGGTATCCCACGTTTGTTGTGTATGAAGGATATGACAGGGCTCTTGCTCTAGAGTCAGTGGGAAAGGGTTGGGCATCACTCATCAATGAAGTATTTGATTTCATTGAACAGCAAAAGATTACGAACATTCGTATCATCCAAGTGAAGGAGAAGTGGGGCGGACTTCGCATCTACACCGACCTGATTCATGATGTTTTGGATGAAAAAATTCGTGACGCTGAACGGCGTAGCTTTACAATTTGTGAAGTCTCAGGTGCACCGGGCAAGCTCCGTAACTGCAATGGATGGTATCGCACGTTGTCTGATGCTGAAGGTGGACAATATCCTGTGGTACAGGCATAATGCAGACAACCATTCCCGCTACAAAAATATCAGGAACGGTGAAGATGCTCAATTATCGCTATTCTGAGGATAGAATCCTTCAGGAAATTCAGGCGTACATTAATAAGACCTATACCCAACATTATTCACGAAACAAGTTTCAAGCATCTGAATTCATTTTTGATAATGGTCACGGTGTTGGGTTTACTGTAGGTAACATCATGAAGTATGCTCAACGATATGGAAAAAAGAATGGACATAATCGTGATGACATCTTGAAAATCATTCACTACGCTATTATGTTACTATACGTACATGACACTTACATTGAGGAGAAACAACATGAAGATTAGTTCCAAGACGGTATCACTGCTACAGAGTTTCGCACAGATTAGTCCTAACCTTCTAGTGAAGGCGGGTAATAAGTTGGCAACTCGTAATGCAGTAAATAGTATTCAGGCACGGGCTGTTGTCGAGGAAACGTTTCCTCAGCAGTTCGCTATTTACGATTTGACACAGCTTCTAACACTTCTTTCAATGTCACAGACACCAGACATTGAGTTTCATGAGAAGCATCTGGTCATTCAACATGGTGATGGGCGTAATCATTCATTCAAGTTTGCAGATGAGAGTCTTGTAGCAGCTCCGTCTGATAATCCTCCGCAGCTTGAACACTTGTACTCCTTTAAGCTCACGGCATCTGACATTAACATGATTGTCAAGACGGCTTCGGTTGTATCTGCCACAATGATGAACATCGTATCAAAGAATGGTAAGGTGACATTGTTTGTGAATGATCCGAAGAATTCTACATCACATTCATTCACGCAACCTTTGGGTGACAGTGATGTGTCGTTTGATGTCAAGATGGCAATTGATACATTCAAGATTGTTCCTGGTGAGTATAAGGTGCATGTATCACACGCCATCGCCAAGGCAGGTAAGGTATTGGTATTTTTCTTTGAATCTACAACTTCTGAACTAACATATTTGATTGCAGCCGACACTACATCAAAGGTGTAATATATTATGGAAGCAAATCGTGAGCAGTTTCTTTGGGTTGAAAAGTATCGTCCGCGGAAAATTTCTGATTGTATTCTTCCGCAGACATTGAAGAACACGTTCCAAGAGTTTGTGGATAAGGATAATATTCCTAACATGCTCTTGGCGGGTACAGCAGGGACAGGTAAGACCACGATAGCCCGGGCTTTGTGTGAAGAATTAGGATGTGAGTATATTATTATCAACGGATCTGAGGAATCAGGTATTGATGTACTCAGAACCAAGATTAAAGATTTTGCCAGTACAGTTTCTTTGGCTGGTAAAACAAAGGTCGTGATTCTTGATGAGGCAGATTATTTAAATCCTAATTCCACACAACCCGCACTTCGTGGTTTCATTGAGGAGTTTAGTAAGAATTGTCGGTTCATTTTCACTTGTAATTACAAAAATAGAATTATTCCTCCACTACACAGTAGAACCACCGTGGTGGATTTCAAACTCTCAAAGGATGATAAGCCTGCCATGGCGGCGAAATTCTTTAAGAGAGTATCAGACATCTTGAAGGAAGAACAAGTCACGTTTGATCCGAAAGCTGTTGCTGAGGTGTTAAATAAGCACTTCCCTGATTATCGGCGTGTATTAAATGAGTTGCAACGATATGCCTCATCGGGTAATATTGATGCAGGTATTCTCACGAACATCAGTGATGCAAACATGAAGGAACTTCTCACGGCTCTCCGTGAAAAGGATTTCAAGAAGATGCGCGGTTGGGTTGTGAACAACATGGACAACGATCCGAACATGCTCTTTCGAAAGTTGTATGATACGTTACTCACTGAGGTGGTTCAAGTTCCTCAGTTGGTATTGCTATTGGCTGATTATCAATACAAGGCGGCGTTCGTTGCCGATGCTGAAATTAATCTAGTAGCATGTCTGACAGAAATCATGGCAGCATGTGAGATGAAGTAATAGGAGAATACTATGAATCTTATTCCCAGTTCTTATTCGACATTTGTGACTGACCATGAAAAAGGACAAATCACACAACTAATGGCTAAGACATATTTCATTTATCGAGGTTGGGAGACATCAACTCCTGAGAATCCATCCTCTCCATATGATTTATTGATTCGTCATCCCCGAACAGGAAAGTCTTTACTGGTACAAGTAAAGTCATTAACTAGTAAAAATAGAAGTGTTGAAACATATGCTAAAGGAAATGGTAGGGACAAGGGCTCAAAAAGAAAAAAGACAGATTATGCCAAATGTGGTATTGATTTTCTTCTTGGGGTTGATGTTGACACTTCAAATGTCTATCTGTATCCGTTAGATTTCTATCGGGGAAAGAGTACTATCAATGTAGATAAAAATCCTTCGTTTGATGTTGAATTCATCACAGAACGAGGATATAGAAACTTTAAGATGCACGAAGAAATTTCCACATTAGACCTACTGGCACATGATAAATCTTGATGGCGAAGAAATCGTAGAAGAAAAAATTGAGGAATATAAAACTCCGAAAATTAGTCCTTTCGATTTTGTGAATGCCATTCATTACTCTAAGGATGCACTCATTGTGGATGAGTGGAGTGAGAAGCAGTATAATCCCTATCTTGTAAACAAGAGTTTAAGTTTCGGGGCAGACACAGTAATTGCTGCCAATGAAATGAATAGTCGTCCCCATCTGGAGAAACGCCTCCAGTTTGATTTTCTTATAAATATAGTGAGACCTCGAAAGAGATTCAACAAGTGGTTGAAGGCTGAAAAAGTCGAAGATATTGATGTGGTTAAACAGTATTATAAATACAATACTGAGAAAGCATTTCAGGCTCTTGCTCTTTTAACGCCAGAACAAATTCTCACAATTAAAGAAAAATTGAACACAGGTGGATTGACAAATGGCGCATGATTTAATAAATATACCCGCAATTCCTGGGTATGAACCATTAGAAGTTAAATTGGTGAATCCGGATGACTTCTTGAAGGTTCGTGAAACATTAACACGTATTGGTGTTGCCTCACGAAAGGATCAAACACTATACCAAAGCTGTCACATCTTACATAAGCAAGGCAGATATTTCATTGTTCACTTTAAGGAACTTTTTGCCCTTGACGGTAAGCATGCTGATTTATCAGATAACGATTTACACAGACGTAATACAGTTGCTCATCTTCTTGAAGATTGGGGATTGGTTGACATTGTGAACCCAGACCTATGTGAAGATACCGCACCGTTATCACAAATCAAAGTACTTGCATTTGGTGAAAAGAACAATTGGAATTTAGTAGCAAAATATAATATTGGAAAAAAGAAATAAGACTTGACTGTAGGGGTGTTAGGAGTTAACTTAACCTTAGATACGCCGAAAGGGTATCACTAACACATTCGCTCAAAGGAGGAATTATGACACGTACCTTTACTTTTAACTCTGCTTCTCTTAATACACCATGGGCTATTGGCTTTGATAGTCTATGGGACCGTTTTCATACCATTGAATCGGTTAATAGTGCAAGCAATTATCCCCCATACAACATCGTTAAGCATGATGCTGAGCATTGGAGCATCGAACTTGCCGTGGCAGGTTTCAAGCGGAATGAACTTGATGTTGAATTGGCTGAGGGAGTTCTTACCATTTCAGCAAAGACAGAAACTTCAGAAACCGAAGTGGAATATGTCCATCGCGGTTTGGCAAAGCGTGCGTTCACTCGCAAGTGGACACTCGCTGATGATGTAGTTGTTCGTGATGCGTCACTTGTTGATGGTGTTCTCACCATTGATTTGGAACGCATCGTCCCCGAGGATAAGAAGCCTCGGAAGATTGACATTTTGTAATTAAATAATCCTCCTAACACCCTTACAGTTGAGTTTATAATGATTAAATGCATCAAGTTAGTTACAGGCGAAGATTTGATTGGTGACGTTGAAGTACAAGGTGATTCACTCACCATCGAAACACCATGTGCGGTTGTGCTCATCCCAACCCAAGAACATCAATACTCTGTTGGTCTTGCACCATTTCTTCCGTTTGCTGCCTCCAAGAAGTTTTCATATTCCCGTGAACATGTTGTGCTGGTATATGAAGCAGCCGACCAATTGAAGAATGAATACAATAGGATTACAGGCAAGGGTATTGTTCTTCCTGAACGCCCAAAGTTAGAACTAGTCTAACACATTGAAACCTCTCGGAGACGGGAGGTTTCCTGCCTACTTGACAAAGTGTGGCATCATGTTATATTTCATACATATCTTAAAAACATTCAAGACCCGGGAGAGGTTGAATGAAGAATTTCTACACGAACGTATTACAATATGGTAATAGAATTCTTGTCCGTGAAATTAAAAACGGCAAGCGTGACAACCACAAGGTGGAATTCCGCCCCACGATGTTCATTAAGGCGCAGACTGAAACAAAACATAAAAGTTTGTTTGGTGATAATCTAGAGCCTATTCAATTTGGTGACATCAACGAAGCAAAAGAATTCATGAAGAAATATAAGGAAGTAGAAAACTTCCCCATCTTCGGTAACACTTCTTTTGCCTATCAGTACATCACAGAGAAATATCCTACTGAGGTTGATTATGATATTAGTCAGCTCACCATCTTCTCACTCGACATTGAGACAGCCTCAGAGAATGGCTTTCCGAGTATTGACAATCCCATCGAGGAAGTCTTGCTCATCACAGTACAAGATAACAACACAAAGAAGATTACAACCTTTGGCGCAAAAAAGTTTGACATTGAAAACATCAAGCATATTTCCAATAAGAACAATTTCGAATATGTGAAGTGTCGTGATGAAGCAGATTTGCTCAGCACATTTCTTCGTTTCTGGCAAGCCACAACTCCTGATGTTGTGACAGGGTGGAACACACAGCTATTCGATATGCCTTATCTTCTGGTTCGTATCAAGAGAGTTTTGGGTGAGGATAAAATTAAGGATTTGTCGCCATGGCGTATTGTTAATGAACGATACATCACGATGAATGGTCGTGAATTTCTCACGGCTGATATTTTTGGTGTGAGTAGCTTAGATTATTTGGACTTGTATAAGAAGTTTACATACTCGGCACAAGAAAGTTATAAGCTCGATTATATCGCACAGCAGGAATTGGGAAGAAAGAAACTAGAAACGGAATATGAAACATTCAAGGATCATTATACAAATGATTGGCAATCGTTTGTGGAATATAACGTTGTTGACGTAGAACTGGTTGACGCCTTAGAAGATAAGATGAAGTTGATTGAATTGGTTATCACGATGGCATATGATGCCAAGTGTAACTTCAATGACATCTTCTCGGCGGTGCGAACCTGGGATTGTATTCTTCACAATCATTTGTGGGCAAAGAATATTATTGTTCATCAAAAGGAACATCACGAAGGTAGAACAATTGCCGGTGCCTATGTGAAAGAACCCGTGCCGGGTAAGTATGATTGGGTTGTGAGCTTCGACGCGGCATCACTATATCCTAGCATCATCATGCAGTATAACATGAGTCCTGAAACAATGGTAACGGGTGCATCACTAGACATCACACCTGAAAAACTTTTGGCAGGACATACGGAACACGTTGGTCAGCTCCATGACAAGAATGTGGCAATGGCAGCAAATGGCTATTGTTATACACAAACACATCAAGGATTATTCCCAGAAATTGTCGAAAAGATTTTCAGTGAACGTGTGTTCTACAAGAAGAAGATGATTGAGGCACAGAAGGAATATGAAAAGACAAAGGATGTTGAACAGGTAAAATTGATTTCCAAATATAACAACATTCAAATGGCTCGTAAGATTCAGTTGAATAGTTTATATGGTGCCTGGGCAAATCAATACTTTCGTTTCTATGATGATAGAATTGCCGAAGGTATCACGTTGACAGGACAATACATCATTCAACATATTGGTCGAGCATTGAATGATTATCTGAACAAGACATGCGGAACGACTAATGTGGAGTATACTTTCTATTCCGATACTGATAGTTGTTACATCACATTGGATAAGTTGGTTGAACAACATTTCTCACAGTTGGATAAGAACAAGATTGTGGATGTGATTGACAAGTTTTGTAAGGATAAAATTAGTAAGGTGTTATCTCGCGCCTGTGAAGAAATCATGGATGTGACACATGGATACGTGTCGAAGATGGAGTTCAAACGTGAGGTGATTGCTGATAAGGCAATCTGGGTGGCAAAGAAGCGTTATGCCTTGAACGTCTATGATAGTGAAGGTGTTCGATACAAGGAACCCAAGCTGAAGGTGCAGGGGCTTGAAATTGTTCGTAGTTCAACCCCTGGGAGTGTCCGTGAATATCTTCGAAACACAGTGAAGATGGCACTGACAAAAACACAAGATGAGATTCAAGAGTATATTGCTGACCTTGAACAGAAATTCATGCAGATGACGCCTGAGGAGATTGCATTTCCGCGAAGTGCCAACAATCTCTCCAAGTATCATTCACAGGCAACCATATATCAGAAGGCGACACCTATGCATGTTCGAGGTGCACTGTTATACAATCATCACATTAAGTTGAAGAAGTTAGAAAGAAAGTATGAGCTAATTAAAGAAGGTGATAAAATCAAGTATTTGTATTTGAAGGAACCCAATCCCATCAAGGAAAACAGCATTGCATTTGTGACATCGTTACCAAAAGAACTTGACATACATAAGTATGTTGATTATAATACAATGTTCGAAAAGAGTTTTCTAGAACCTATGCGAACCATTCTTGATTGTATGGGTTGGTCAACACGAAAAATTGCCACACTAGATGATTTATTCTAAGGAGATGCTATGTCATTAATTAACAAGTTACGAAAAAATTCCACAATTCGTGAAACAGAAATCCTAACTGAAAGTAAATTCTTTTCAGCAAAGGACATGATTCAAACCCCTGTCCCGATGATTAATGTTGCTCTATCGGGTCGTCTTGATGGTGGTCTTACGCCTGGTTTAACAGTGTTCGCAGGTCCCTCTAAACACTTTAAGACAGCGTTCGCCATGCTTCTTGCGAAGTCATATTTGGAAAAATATGAGGATGCAGCCATTCTGTTCTATGATTCAGAGTTTGGCGCACCCGCGGGATACTTCAAGAGCTTCGGTATTGATACCGACCGCGTGATCCACACACCGATTACCGATATTGAGCAACTCAAACATGATATGATGTCACAGATTAACAACATTGAACGTGGTGAGCATGTCATCATCATTGTTGATTCTGTTGGTAACTTGGCATCAAAGAAAGAAGTTGAAGATGCACTGGAAGGAAAGAGTGTGGCAGACATGACCAGAGCCAAGCAGCTCAAGAGTCTGTTCCGCATGTGTACACCCCACTTAACCATCAAGGACATTCCCATGGTGGTTGTGAATCACACATACAAGGAAATTGGTATGTTCCCGAAGGACATTGTATCAGGCGGTACAGGCATCTATTACTCAGCCGATAACATCTTCATCATTGGTCGTCAGCAAGAGAAGGATGCTGATGGTCTCACGGGATACAACTTCATCATCAATGTTGAGAAGTCTCGCTTTGTTCGTGAAAAGAGTAAGATTCCTGTTGAGGTATCATTTGAAGGGGGTATTAGCACATGGTCAGGATTATTGGATGTGGCACTTGAATCTGGACATGTCGTGAAGCCCGCAAATGGTTGGTATCAAAAGAAGGGAGAAGAAAAGAAGCATCGCTTAAATGACACATACACCCGGGAATTCTGGATGTCTATTCTTTCGGATAGCACGTTCAGAGATTGGATTAAAACACATTATGCCATTTCCAACTCGTCCCTAGTGGCAGAATTTACTGATGAACTCATTCAAGAGGAATATGACAATGCCTAATTTTATTGTCCAGAAAAACGAAAAGTTTAAAGAAAGTAATACCGCAGAATTTTATATTGAAATTGATGAAGGCACCTTCCAGGGATTGTCATTTGTGTTTGGTCCTGTTGAATTTTTAGGTGAAGATGAAGAAGGAAATGGTCGTGTTAAGTTTGATTATCACTTGTTAGAAACTCCTGAGTTTGTTATCTTAGAAGAACATCGTGAGCAGATTGAAACTGAAATTGGTTTAGTTTTACACAAGATTCTTGAAGATATGGCTAAAAACACTGACGGGGAGCAAACAGATGAAATTGGAACAGGTGATACTGAACAATCTACTGAAGGATGAAACATATCTTCGTAAAGTTATTCCTTTTTTAAAGGATGAGTATTTCATAGATGCAACTGAAAAGAAGGTGTTTCAAACGATTAATTCTTTTGTGGGGGAGTATAACGCTTCCCCCACAATTGAAGCCGTACACATCTCATTACAGAATGACAAAACAATTCGTGAAGATGAGTATGAGAGAATTGTAGAACTTGTCAATTCATTTCAAAGTGATGCTGAGAAGAATAAAGAATGGTTATTGAATGAGACCGAAACGTTTTGTAAGGACAAGGCGGTGTATAACGCCATTGTTCAATCCATTCAAATCATTGATGGTAAGAATGATAAACTGACATCTGATGCCATTCCTGAAATTCTCAAGGATGCCTTAGCCATTAGTTTTGATAATAGTGTGGGACATGATTATCTTGATGATAGTGAAACTCGGTATGATTTCTATCATCGTGTGGAAGAAAAGATTCCTTTCGACTTGGATTTTTTCAACAAGATTACAAAGGGTGGATTGTCCAATAAGACATTGAACATTGCACTGGCAGGTACAGGCGTAGGTAAGAGTTTGTTCATGTGTCACGTTGCAGCAGGCGCCTTGAGTCAAGGGAAAAATGTTCTGTACATCACGATGGAAATGGCGGAAGAAAAGATTGCAGAACGTATTGACGCCAATTTGATGAATGTCACAATGGATGATTTGAAGAATCTTCCGAAGCAAATGTTTGATGACAGAATTAGTCGTATCAAAAACAAGACGGAAGGAAAACTCATCATTAAAGAATATCCTACAGCTTCAGCACATGCAGGACATTTTCGAGCATTGTTGAATGAGTTGAGTTTAAAGAAGGATTTCCGTCCGGATTTGATTTTCATTGATTACTTGAACATTTGTGCTAGTAGTCGTTTCAAAATGTCTGGGAGCGTGAACAGTTACATTTACATCAAGGGTATTGCAGAAGAACTTCGTGGATTGGCTGTGGAATTCAATGTACCTATCGTATCAGCAACTCAAACAACACGAACGGGATATTCCAATAGTGATGTGGAATTGACTGACACATCAGAATCATTTGGATTGCCGGCAACAGCCGACTTCATGTTCGCCTTGATTTCCACAGAAGATTTGCAGAAGTTGGATCAAATCATGATAAAACAATTGAAGAACAGATATGCCGATCCTAATCATCATAAGCGATTTGTGATTGGCGTTGACCGCGCTAAAATGAAGTTGTTCGATTTGGACATGTCAGCACAAAAAATGGTTTTGAAAAATGACACACCCTCATCAAGTCAGGAGTCAAAGCCTAATTTTGTCACATCGAAAACGTTCTCACGAAACTTTGAAAGTATTAAAATATAAATAGAGAGTGGTGTCTTAACCCAGGGGGAATTATGTATCTGGCTAGTAAGCTACACAAAGAAATAAATACTCATTTTTCACCCGATGAGATTATTGGTAGTGAGCTGACGTATGCGCAGATAAGTAGAAGAATGAATAAAATTCTTCGCCCTCTGGGTGCCAAAGGAAAAGTGGTTCGAGATGACAATTTAAAGAGTAAGTCTAACTCCCGTCAATACTATTCCTTTTCGGGGTACTATGACACAGAGGCGACAGGTATTCCCATTGTGATTAATGTTCACTTTGCGTCGAATAGAAAAACCTTTTCGTTTACTCGGGCGCGGTACAATGGATTCATGTTCATGTTGTCACAGATTATTCAACATGAATTCATCCATAAAAGTCAATATGAGTTTCGTCCAGAACACTCGGAACGTTTAGTGAAGGTGTATCACTCAGATAAGTTGTCGAAAAAGCGGTTAAAGCAAATAGAATATTTAAGTTCATGGTGTGAGATTGAGGCATATGCCCATGACATCGCCATGGAAATTAATCAATATTATCCAACGTCGAATCCGTCAACCATTTTGAAGCATATTGATGGACATAGAAAATTGTATAGTTACAAGTTCTATAAAGATGCCTTCAAGGGAACAGACTGGGATAGACTGAAAAAATCATTAATGCGGAAAATCTGGCGTTGGCTCCCCTCAGCACAGGGGTTTCAAGCCGTGTAAGTTGTTGTAAAATAAGCACTTAGCGGAGGGCTTGACAAATCCCCCAAATGGTGTTATATTTAAAGAGTAACACATTCAAAACTAAACCGAGGGTTCGACAATGACGCAAAATGTGCAGGACCCTGAGGATGAGGCGGTTACAGTAACCGGACGATTCTGGGCAGAAGTGGATTTAGATGAGCAAGAATATCTAGACCGGCTGGCCAGTTTCGGAGAAGGATACTATGACTTTTCCACATTATCAGGAGAAGGAAGTGGTGAAATGAGTTTAGCATAGGCTTGACAAACGGTACTACTTGTAGTATATTTAAGTTGTAGGTGAAAACTCTAACTTTCTCAGGAGGCTACATTATGCGTAATTCAGACAAGGTCAACTTCGTTGGTTTCTCTACTGGTGGCAAGGGCTGCAACGGCACGAAGGTTCGCTTCGCGGTCGAGAAGGTTCGTCGCAGTAAGGTGCTTCAGAAGATTGGCGCAACTAACATCATTTGGCATGCTCTTCCCGAGGCGATGACGAAGGCGGATGCTGTCAACTATCTTCAGAATCAGACCACTTCGCTCAGCCTCGACCAGGTACAGCAGGAGGCGGTGGCGCGTGCCACCAATCGTCTGATCCCTAAGACCAAGACGGCGCCTGCGCCTAAGGCGGCTTCGAAGGCGAAGCGTAGCAAGTAAAGTATAAAAAGGTTTACGGTTATCCTAATTGAAAACCGTATTTCATTATATGATTGTTAGATGCACCGCCACAATCTAACAATTCTTGACTTGTGTGGCAATAGGAGATTTACCATGACTCAGAATGAACGTCTTATCCAGTATCTTTCAACCGGTCGTACCCTCACCGCAGCTCAGGCTCGTAGCCGTTTCGGCGTCCGTAACCTTCGTGCTCGCGTGAACGACCTTCGTAACGATGGCTTCTGCGTGTACACCAATCGCAACAGCAACGGTGTCACCTATCGCATGGGAACCCCATCCCGCGCCATCGTCGCCGCAGCCTATAACAAGGCTGGCAGCGCTCTCTTTTCCCGCTAAGGAAAAGTAGAACATGGACACGGTGAAGAGCATTATGGGTAATTGGTATCACATTCCTACGGCAATGGCCTTTACATACATGATGCTCTCACCGGCCAAGTTCTTTAAACAGGTGGACACTGTGGTTCTACAAGAACCCGATAAAGATGATGTTATTGACTGCCCCTCAGAAATTATTTGTCAAGGAGATTCTATGGAAGACATTCTGCGCGACGAACGGGTATTGAACAACATCAACATGATGATTTCTAACGCTACAAATCCTGATGTAAAACAACTTTGGGAAGTGAAGAAGGCGGAGTTTGAACGGGCACTACGTTGGAAGCGTCAGACCCGATATAACTAAAAATATGATTAAGAAAAATCTAGACTTCGTGAAGTCTGTCGGCGAAAGTATGGCGAATGAATATTCCATTAATTGGGAAAGTTGGACAGAAGAAGAAACGAAGCGAATTGAAAAAGAAGCAAACATTTCCATGAAGTTTTATGAAAAGCTGTTCAGAGAATTCAATATAGATAACGAAGAACATACCGTTGAAATGTTTGAAGATATACTTGAAAATCTTGTATCAGGATATGTTTTACTATCCATTATCAATAGAAAAAAGGCGGTAGATGAGCTATTGTCTAGTGTGTGAGTATAAATAGTAGTGTCTTTATACTCAGAGATGGTTGAAACTTATGGTTAGTAAACAAAATAAGCATTTAGAACACCTCGAAGATGATATCATCAACTTAGGTTATAAAGGCGCCCAACAATCCATAGCGTTTGTTGAGGCGCTTTTGCAGCTGTTTCAGGGAGCTGCCAATACAGGGGTTAACGTCACAGTGAAATGGGACGGAGCCCCTGCTGTTGTTGCGGGACGAGACCCAGAAACAGGCTTATTTTTCGTTGCTACAAAACACGGTGCCTTTGCCAAAACACCCAAACTCTGCTTCTCAGAAGCCATGGTGGACATGTATCATGAAGGGGGTTTGGCAGACACGTTGAAAACATGTTTCCGAGAACTACAACCCTTGAACATGAAAGATGTTCTACAAGGGGATGTCATGTTTACGCCCGCCACAAAAAAGATGCAGGTCATTGACGGTGAAGAATACATCACATTCAAGCCTAACACCATTGTGTATGCTATACCCACCCAGGATCCTTTGTCTGAAAAGATACGAAATAGCAATCTTGGAATTGTCTTTCATACTAAATATTTAGGTACGGGACCGGTAAATACTTTATCTGCCTCGTTTGGTGTTGACACAAGCCGGCTAAAATCTAGAACCGCCTGGATTGAGGATGCGACATACAAGGACTTGTCCGGAAAAATGACGCTGACGGCACAGGAAACTCGTACGGTTAGTACAAAATTAGCCTCCGCCAAAACCAACGCCATAGCAGTACGAAAATTTCTTGACGAACTCTCAACACAAAACACCGACCTCACGGTTGGTTACATGTTTAAGATATTCGTTAATCGTTTGGTTCGCGCCAACACCCCTATAACACGGAAAAGTCTTTCTGGGTTAGAACCTTTTGTTATCAGTAGAATTACTGAAAAAGAAGCAGGGGTGAAAACAAGTGCAGCAAAAATGCGTTATGCGGGATTACGTAAAGAGATTCAGGAATATTTACGGGTGAATAGTTCAAATCTTCGAACTATGTTTTCATTATACGAAGATTTATTGATGATGAAAAATATTCTTGTTAAGAAGTTGAATGGAGCACAAGGCATTCCTACGTTTATTGAAACAGAGAAAGGATTTAAGGTGACAGATCCTGAAGGATATGTTGCCATTGATAAAAAAGGAAATGCTGTAAAGTTAGTGAATAGAATGGAGTTTTCAGCAGCAAATTTCAATGCAGTAAAAGATTGGACAGGACCTGCTCCTGTTGCTCCTGAATTGAATACGCCATTGAAAACTATGGTGTTTGCTTTTGGAAGAATGAATCCTCCAACTATAGGTCATGAAAAACTTATAAAGAAAGTATTGGAGACGGCACGAACAGAAAAAGGTGAGTATGTCATCGTGCTTTCAAAAACTCAGAAATCACCTAAGGATCCGTTGGACCCAGAAACAAAATTGAAGTTTGCGAAAAAGATGTTTCCTCGTGTCAATCTTGAATTGGCAACTCAACAAATGCCCACAATGTTTGGGTGGTTGAAAAAGTTTTACGAAGAACAATATGATAAAGTTATCATGATAGGTGGGTCTGATAGAGTGCGGGAATATCAAGAACTCCTTAATAAGTATAATGGAAAAGCTGACCAATATACCTTTAAAGTTCTTGAAGTAATATCCGCCGGCGAACGTGACCCTGATGCTGATGGAGCATCAGGTATGTCGGCAAGTAAAATGCGTGAGTATGCTAAAAATGATGACTTTAAAAATTTCAAGCGAGGGCTTCCATCAACGTTACGTGAAGCCGAAGCAAAACAACTCATGGACGCCGTACAGGCAGGTATGGAATAATGGCACAATATATTAAGCCGCAAGATGTACAAGATGGAGAACAACGCTATGAAGTTGTCATGCTTGCAGCAGGCAAGGATGGTAGTGTGGTTGAAGCCACGAATCCCTTACCTGTTACAGGCGGTTATGGCAATAACAATTCATTACTAGTATCTCTGGGCGGCACAAACCTCGATGCGTTTGGTCGCCTTCGTATCTCTGAACCACATACACTTGCTGATTATAGTCATACCTACGGAGAAGAAGTTGAACTCTTAACTGCATCAAGTGGATCAGGAACAAAAACTCTCCGAGCCAATGAAGCATCAGTTCGTTTAACTGTGGGCACAGGCGATGGTGATTTCGTAGTGCATCAAAGTAGAATGCATCATCACTACATGCCAGGAAAAAGTCAATTGGCATTGATGAGTTTCATGTTCGGTAACGCCCGAGCCAATACAGTAAAGCGTGTGGGATTATTCGGAGAAGAAGATGGCGTATATTTTCAACAAGCTGGTAATGGCACTTTACAATTTGTGAAGCGCACAAGTATTAGCGGATCTGTGGTTGATGAAACACCCATCAATCAAGCAAACTGGAACGTAGATAAGTGTGACGGAACAGGCGCATCAGGATTTGATTTAGAAATCACTGCTACTCAACTGTTTTTCTGTGATTATCAATGGCTAGGTGTGGGACGTTTGCGTGTAGGATTTGTGCATAACGGCGAGTTCATTGTGGCTCATGAATTCACACATAGTAATACCTTATCTACTGTATATTGGAGAAATCCTAACCTTCCCATTCGTTGTGAAATTCGTAACATCGGTACAGCTGTTGGAACTGCCTTCATGGATCAAGTGTGTTCCACAGTGATGTCAGAAGGGGGATACATTGAATCGGGTGTGAATTTCAGTAATTATGCGGAAAACATTCTCCTATCAAAAGGATCTCCTGCCGCGGCAAAATGTTTAATGGCTATTCGCTTAACTGACACCTATCAATCCCTACCTAACAGAAGTGTTGTTCGCTTAACAGATATGAATATATTGTCTGATGGTGCATCCATTGTGTTTGAATTATGGCGCCTCCCCGGAGATGCCAACATCACGGGCGGTAGTTGGGTGGCGGCTAACAGCTCCTCTGTAGTAGAATACAACATCACGGCAGGCACTAGCTTCAATACTACAGGTGGTGAATTGTTTGCAAGTGGATTCGTTGCTGCCAACAATCCTTCAGGAAAACAAGCCTCTGGTGGCAATAGTATTGCCGATCCCATCAAGGCAAAACGTGCCTATATCAGTCAAAACATCACATCTACTGAAAGTAACATTTTTGCTTTAGTTGCCAGAAACTTAAGCACTACTGCTGATACCAATGCCTTTGCATCAATGCAATGGCGCGAAACTCGTTAACTCTAACCGGAACAAATAAATGGATATTCAAAAGCTCAAGGGACATGTTCCCGATACTGTAATCGCACAAATTCCAGAAGTCATGGAAAAGTTTCAAATCAATACCCCACTTCGTTTATGCCACTTCTTGTCACAATGTGGACATGAATCAGGCAACTTCAAGGCAGTCAATGAAAATTTGAACTATGGCGCCAAGGGATTGTTGGGATTGTTCAAGAAGTATTTCCCAACCGAAGCCAAGGCATTGGAATACGAACGTAAGCCTGAAAAGATTGCCAATCTTATTTACGGCGGTCGTATGGGTAATGGTCCAGAAGCCTCAGGTGAAGGATACAAGTATCGTGGTCGTGGCTACATTCAATTGACAGGTAAGGATAACTATGGTGCCTTTGATAAGGTGGTACCAGAAAACATTCTTGAAACACCTGATTTGGTTGCCACCAAGTATCCCCTTCTTTCAGCCGCTTGGTTCTGGAACTCACGTGGATTGAATGCCTTGTCAGACAAGGGTGCCACAGATGCCGATGTCACAGCCATCACAAAGAAAGTAAACGGTGGTACTATTGGCTTGGCAGATAGAATCAAGCACTTCAAAGAATTCTACGCTTTGTTGAAGTAATAAATAATTAAAAAGAGGACCTTTCCATGTTGACAAAGAATTTAAAATATATGATTGCAATATCCATATCATTATGGGTCATCTTTGTCTACATGGATGGTCGTAGTAAAGATAAAATGCAGGAGTATATTGATAACTACAAGATATTCCAAGCACAAGCAGATTCAGCAGTAAAGTTTGCTGATAGTTTGAAAACACAAATCATCATTGAAGAAACTGAAGCAAAACTTGCACAAGACAAAGCCAGTGAATATGCCCAAGATGTACTAGAATTACGAAACACAACGTCTATATTACAAAGTAGACGAGCTGCTTTATTGAAAGAAACCGAAATGCCGCAGACTGTCACGGATTCTTTATCGCACATGACATCAATCATCTCGCTTCAAGATTCAATCATTGAACAACAAGAAAATACAATAGATACACAAGATGCACAAATTGGACAATTAAACAAAGCTCTACAAAATAAAGACAACGCAATATTCTTACTTACAACGTCCCGTGACAGTCTGCAAAAGGTTGTATTAAACATTCCCCCAGCACCGAAAAATCCCAACAAGATGTTTGGCATTCCTTTACCCAGTAGAAAGGTAATGGCCGTTACAGGATTTATAGCAGGTGCCATAACTACTTCGGTACTACTAAAATGAAAAAAATGAAAAATCCCTGTTGGAAAGGATATCAATCAATTGGTACAAAAATGAAGAACGGCAAAGAAGTTCCTAACTGCGTTCCCATTAAAGAACAAGTCGAAGAAAAAATTTCGCTATTAACGTTTAAAGATTTCTTGGCATGGGTGAAAGACTCATACAAGAATAATCCTGAGCCTAAGATTGATGATGCACACAGAACTAATCCCATGGGTACCGCATGAAAAATGAATGGGGCACTCCGGAGCTAACACGCAAGTGGCTCAAACAAACACCCGGTCAACATCCCAAGAAAACAAAAACCTTTAAGGAATTTGTTGAAATTGAGATGTGTGACACACTTGCCCCATATATGGATAATGAAATTGATTTATCCGATCCCTCTGATGATGAATTGTTACAAGAGTTAGAAGTCATGTATGATGAGATGTCAGAAGAAGAATGGGAAGACCTACTTCAAGATTATGAAATGGATGAAGAAGTATTGATGGAAAAGGGGTTGACACCCATGGGCAGAATTAAAAAACGCTTCTCTGCCATACGTTCTCGTCATAAAAGAAATCTATATAAGAACATGGCATTGAATCGTTCCGCCTCACCGCAACGTATTCAACAACGTGCAAAGTTGGCAGCGCGTAGAATGATGTATAAGAGAATTCTACGTAATCGTCCCAGAACATCATTGTCTCCTGCAGAAAAATCTCGTATTGAAACATTGATGAAGCGCGTACCATTTCAGGCATTCATTGCGCGTCAAACTATCCGCTTACGCCCTAACTTACGAAAGATAGAAATGAAGCGCATTGCTAACAGAAGAACACGAAAAAGAAAAAAATAAACTATAGGAACAAGACATGCTATCATTCAGAGAATTCATCACAGAAGCCGCTCCTGCCTGGCAACGAAAAGAAGGTAAAAGTGCGTCAGGCGGATTAAATAGAAAAGGCATTGCATCATATCGCCGTGAAAATCCCGGCAGTAAGTTGTCTATGGCTGTAACCACAAAACCCTCCAAATTGAAGGCGGGAAGTAAAGCAGCCAAACGGAGAAAGAGTTTCTGTGCCAGAATGGGCGGAATGAAGAAAAGATTAACTTCAGCCAAGACGGCCAGAGACCCAAATTCTCGTATCAACAAAGCACTTCGTAAATGGAATTGCTAATTCATATAAATAGTCATATAATTTTTTAGGAAGTGCATATGCAAACATTAGAACGTGAAAATCTTGGGGAGAACTTCGATTTATCCAAATTGGAACTTCTTGTTCGATTGGGATTGATGCCGTTACAAACACTCCCCATTTTACGTAGAGCATTATATAGAATTCAAAGTGGTACAATGTTAACTCCTGATGACCGTATGGTTATTGCAACACTTCTAAATAAGTTAATGAGTATGTCTTTTGATGATTCTGCAATATTTCAACGAATGCGTACCATAGTCACCCAAACACGGAACCCTGCCATGGAATCAATAGTTACTGAAAAAAGTGATGAAACGTTAAAGCGTATGCCAGAAGGAATGTTATCCACCTTGGCTACCAATGTAAAGAGTAAAGAACGCGCAGGGGGTAAACTCTCTCCTGAAGATAAGCGCGTGGCAAGTCGTGCCAAAGCTGAACTTCGCCGCCGTCGTGATAATGCAAAAGGTATGAGAGAAAGCTACGAAAATGCATTTCTTTCAACCATGAAGGAATACGGCATCACGAATATTGCAGATTTGCCAAAAGAAAATGTAAAAGAATTTTTCAATAAAGTCGAACACCTCTATAATTCAGGAGAATAACATATGTCAGGCTGGGGTAAAGCAGACGATAAAACATCGTCAGGTACAATAACATTAACAGCACCTACCATCACATTCAACGGCGCTACTGCTCATGCCGCTGGTGTCATCACATCAAATAGTCATCCGTTTCAAACAGGCGATGCCGTAGTATATTCAAACGGTGGCGGCACATCAATTGTAGGACTCACATCAGGTTCAACATATTATGTTGTGAATCTTTCAACAAACACACTAGGATTAGCTGCAACTGAAGCAAACGCATTGCTCGGCAGCATTCTTGCCACAACTGACGGTGTTGGTGCATCACACACATTGACACATAGCTTAGATTATGGTCGTGGTGTGATTACAGGTTCTTCAACAGGATTCACAACTGAAGCAGCACCAGGCGACTTCATTCGTGTAGGAGACCAAGAAATGATTATCATTTCTATTGCTTCTGATACATCATGCCAAGTCATCAATGCCAATCCACAAGTGGTGTTGTCAGCATTCAGCGGCGAAGGATACACTTTAAGTGAAAAGCCAACATCATTACCAAGTGATCCAAGCATCTTATCAACCGAAGTGTTCGGTGTTAATGCCACTGAAATTGGTGCAGGCGGCGACAATGTAGTTTCTGTTGCTGTAGTAAATGGTGGCACATTATATGTGGAAGCTCCTGCCGTATCATTCACAGGCGGTGGCGGTTCATCAGCAGCAGCTACAGCGACTATCTCAGGCGGTGCAGTAACCTCTATTGCAGTCACAAACACAGGTTCATCATACGAAACAGTTCCTACTGTAGTTATTCCTAAGGCTCGGGTAACCATCCCAACTTTAGGTGTAACAACATCAACTGACACCATCGCCTATACAAGTCACGGTCTTACAGCAGGAAGTGTTGTTGTATACAACAACGGTGGTGGTACTTCTGCAACAGGTCTTACTTCTGGTACAACATACTATGTTGCCACTGCTGGTTTAACAGCCAATGCCTTCAAGGTGAAGGCAGCAACCACAACAGGCACTTTGGCAGCAACTGTTGCTGTTTCAGGAACAGGTGGTCAATTCACTTGCGGTAACTCAACACTTGCTTCAGGCGACCGTGTCACCATCACTGGTACACTAGGTGGTACTGCAACCATCACAGGTTACGCCACAGGAACTGTATACACGGTGTCAGCCGTTACTGGTTCATCACCTAACGTAACAGGCTTCACACTAACAACTGAAGCTGGTGCAGCTCTTACAACAACTGCTGGTACATTGACAGGTCTAACATACACAGTAGAAACTGTTGTTGACATCTCAGGTACTGGTAACAATGCACAATACTTTGAAAAGGTGGCTTCAACAGCTGCAACTGCAACAGCAGCCAAGGGTACAGGTGAAACAGGAACTTCAGCAGCACACACTGGTTGGGTAAAGAGAAAGGTGGGCGTGGGTCAACATGCAGGACGTATTCAATATGAAGTGCTTGTGGCATTGTCAAAGAATGGTATCACAAGTGATGCTGCTGATGACATCCAATTCCCAGACGCATAATCAGACTAACTCATGGCAGATAGCAAAGTAACAGATTTTAGTGCAGCTACGTCCGTCAATTCGGCGGACGTACTGTACCTTATTCAAGGAACTGCTGACAAGAAAATTTCAATTTCAACATTATTGGCTAATTTGCCCAATAGTTTA